TTGGGCCGCGTTGTACTTTCTTGCGGGGCGTACCGGACGGTGATCTTTAGTCCCAACCGGCTACGCGTCAGAAACTCCCGCGCCCGCCCCGAACCCGTGCGCGCATCAACCTGCGCCCAATGCACGCCCAGCGCAGACCAGACTTCCGTATTGCCCCCTGCGCCATCGGAAACCGAACTCGCCTCCTCCAGCACCAAACGGCGATCCAGATTAACTTGGCGCTTCAACATCCCGGCCGCCCCCGCAAACGGATGTCACGAAACGGCTCGACCAATAGGCAGACTGAGCATGGCAAGGTATTGCTCCCCTCCACACTTGAATCACGCTCAAAAAAGTCTTCGGCAAGCATCATGACCGCTTGGCGCAACGCCGCCGGAACACTCGACCACTCCGCCGCAAAACCTGCACGCACCGAAATCTCAGCACTCGAATTCATGCTCAACGCGGGCAAAGCTCCGACACGCGACACCAATTCCGGCCGATGCGCATCCTGTTGAAGCGCATAGGTATTTGGATCAACGATCACTTCATTAGCGCCCGAATGCACCAGCTTGATTTGCTCAACTTCCGTCACGGGTGCCGCAGGAAACTGCAACCGATCCGAGGCAGTCCACTTCTGGGTCCGCACAATGAACTGACGGCTCAAAAAGTACTTCCCCAAACGGGCTTCAAGCGCGGCAATCGCCGCAGTCAAACATCCCTCCAAAAGGCGCATTTGCCCCGGCAACGTATCAAAGCCCTCAGCAAGACGCAGGTGCGCTGCGAAATCCGCAATAGGAAGGGCCTCCCTCGGCACGGAATTTAACTCCACCATCATCATATCGATGTCGCTCCTTGCATTCAGCTTTGTGAGTAGAAAAAGGGGGCGCGCGGCCTCGACGCCGCTCGGACGGATCAAATCGGCTGGATAGCGCCGAGGATGATTTGGTCGCGCGCCCACCTCCGTGGAAAGAAAAAACCACGGAGGATAGGTTTCGGGCTTAGGAAGCCGCGAATTTCAGAAGCTTAATGGCGGCAAAATCCGATACATCACCGCCGACGCGTTTCGTGGCATAGAACAGCACATGCGGCTTGGCCGAGAACGGATCGCGCAACACACGCAAATCGGGCCGCTCTGCAATTGTGTAGCCGGATGTGAAGTCACCAAATGCAATCGCATTCGCGTCCGACGCAATGTCGGGCATGTCTTCTGCGATCAGCACTGGATAGCCCATCAAACGCGCGGGCTCACCAGCGGCCAAACCATCTGACCACAGGAAACGGCCATCTGCATCCTTCATCTTGCGCACGGCACCTGCGGTTTTAGAGTTCATGACAAACGTCGCGTTTGCCCGGTACCGCGCGCCCAGCGCATAGACGAGGTCCACAATAGCATCGACCGCATTTGTCCCCGCGAAATCACCATCTTGGCCCGTGGGCACATAGCCAATGTTGCTCCACTCCCAGATTTCGTTGTCCACGGTCGGATGCGTCAAAAACCCGGTTGGCTTGTCCACACCATCCCCGTTGATAAAAGCAGATGCCTCTGCGCGGGCGAACTTGTCCGCGATACGGCCCGCCAGCCATCCTTCGATGTCAAACGCACTATCGTCCAGCAACCGCTGGGATGCTTTTGGCAAGGCCGATAATTCATGCAGCGGAATGGATATCCGCTCTAACGTAGGCGTGGCGCCCTCACTGACTGCTGCGGTCTCGGTCGCCCAGCCTGCACCCACCTCTGTGTGATCGACCAGCACGTCGAAGGACGTCGCCTCAACATTCACGACGTTGGCGATCGTCCGAATAGACGCTGATGACAACAGAACCGACTGAATGGTCTCAGCTGTCTGCGGATCGACCAGAAAACCGCCCTCAGCGGCAACAGCCGTGTTCATCGCTTTACCCTCAAGCGTCAGGTTGCGAAGCCCCTCATCGTCACCACACCGCAGATAGGCATCCAGTGCCTTTTGGTGCGGCGCGTCAGTCGCTTGGGCGCCTTCAAGTGCGGGACGGCGATGGGTCATGGTTTTGGTGCTCAGCATGGCAATGCGTTCTTCCTGTTGTTGCATCCGTGTGGTGATCTGATCTTGAAAGCCTTTGAAGTCAGTAACAAAGCCCGAAAGGGCTTCGGTGACTTCCCGGGCAGCTTGGGTCCCGGCAGACGCACTTGCGCTGCCTGACCCACGCATCGATTGCGTGGTCATGGTCTTGTCCTTCGATAGAGTTGATAGAGGTCTTGCTGACAGTTTCGCCTGATGCGGCTACCCGGTCGTCAGCTGCACACGCGCCATTTCCAACGCCCGCGCCATATCACGGAAAAGATACGCTTCAGCCTCATCCGACTTCGCGCTCACCCGTGCCGTAGGAAGCATCGGAAAGGTCACCAATGACACCTCCCAAAGCTCCAGTTCGTTCAAAAGCCGCTGACCTTTGTCATTCTTTGAGGCCTTTTGCGTACGATACCCAATCGACAAACCGTCAATTGCACCTGCTTCAATCAGCGCCGCAGCCTCTCGGCCCTTAGCGACGTCCAAAAGCAGGCGGCCCTTTACATAAAGACCCTTTTCGTCCTCATGAACCTCATCCCAAATGCCAATGGGCTGTGCGGGATCATGCTGCCACAACATCTTCACGGAACGACCCTCAGCAGATAGCGCCTGTAGCGACGCGCCATACGCCCCACTTTGCACAATGTCCCCGCCCTGATCACATGCGCCGAAGTATGAGGCGTAGCCCTCAATCCGGGTGCCATCCGTGACTTCAACGGCCTCCCCAAGTCGGGCGAACTTTGTTTCCAATCCATAGTCTGGCGTCATGCCTTACACTCCAATCTGAATTAGTTCAGAAATGCCTTTGGCGAGGATCACGCTCACAACACCAAAAACGGCCAACCAAAGGCGCTTTTCCATCCGCTCTATCGCGGCTTCGATACCCTTGAGCCGAAATTCCAACCCCTCCCATCGCTGTTCCATCACACGCTCGTTGGCATCGATGCGGGCGTTAGCAACGTCAAAAGGGTCATATAAAAAACGTGATCCACCTACTCCGGGTTTGCGATCACTCATGACCATCCACCAAGGGGGGCAACCCCAGCATCGCGCGCTTTTCTGAGGGCGACAGAAAATCCGCATCCGCTACACGGCGCCACTGGGCCTCGCGCTCAACGGACAAGGCCGGGACCTGATCCAGATCCGGCTTCAAGAACAGCCGTTCATCCGCATGCAGGCCTAACCAATACCCAAGTGCCGCTGTCACTTTGCTCACTAACGGCAACACGGTCAGCCGATAAAAGGCGCGGTTCGCCTCTTGGTAGTTGGCGTAAGTCGCATCACCGGGGATGCCCAGCATCATGGGCGGCACACCAAAGGCCATCGCGATCTCTCGCGCGGCGGCCTCTTTGGTTTGTTGAAACTCCATGTCGGAAGGGGAAAAACCCATCGGTTTCCAATCTAACCCGCCTTCCAACAGCATAGGCCGGCCCGCATTGCGCGCGCCTTGATGGTGCGCTTCCATCTCGGCCGAAAGACGATCGAATTGATCTGCCGACATCGACATACCCGCCTCAGAACCATTGTAAACAATCGCCCCTGAAGGCCGCGCTGCATTGTCCAACAGTCCCTTTGACCATTTCGATGCCGCGTTATGCACATCCACCGCACTTGCAGCCGCCGTCATCGGCGATAGCCCGTAGTGGTCGTCTTGGGGATGAAACGCTTTGATGTGACACACCGGCGAAACCTCACCCACAGTGAACCGATGCGCCTTCGCACCGACCTTATAGTCATAGGCAACGGGCCAGCCGTCGCTCCCCGGTACAACCGACATCCGGTCCGACCGCAAAACATGCAACTCAAGCGGAACTCCAAAATCGCCAACCGCTTCGACATAACCATTCCCGCTCAGCAAGAACTGGCTATACAAGGCTTCCAACAACTCGGCCTGCCCCTGCACACCGTTGGGCCGCCGCACAAGCCCCAGCACCGGATGTTCCGAAAACCGGGTCGCCCCATCCTCTAGAACCAACGGCACGGCTGCCGCAGCCTCAGCAATCAACTTCACTGCGCGAAATCCTACTGGGTTCGTGGTAAACCCAACCCGCGTCAAACTACCGGTATCGCGTGCACTCCATGCCGTCCGAACACCGCCCCCCGCCAACGCCGCAACCTTGCCCGTCGCGGAGGCCTTTTGTTCAGGTGCGTTCACGCGTGCCTCAGCCCCGCCCTCCCGCTTTAAAAAGTCGAACATAGCTGTCTCCGTCCTTGGCCGAATAAAAAAGGGCCCCAAAGGGCCCCAAAAAGAAGGTTCGATAACGCCGACCTACAAAGTCCGGATCGCGGCCGCTCCGCCCGGCGTGGTCGGTGCGATCATCCCCTCGAACAAGGCCCAAACCAGCGCGTCAACGCGGTCCGGGCTGCCCTTGCCGGCGTAACCCTGCAACGTCATCTGGACCATCTGGTCCTCTAACTCAGAAAACTGCCCGCAGTGATGCACGCGTCCCTGCTCATACAACGCGGCAATCGGCTCCGCTCGGGCGCTCTTGCCCTTGGTGGCGCGCACCGCCTGGTAGCGGATCATCGGATCCACCTGGCGCACGATCTGTTTAACCATGTCGCCCCCCTGGTTCACTTCCGCGACCAAACAATCACCGTTGTGGCGCTTCATCGCCGCCACCGCTGCCTGCGCCCATTCCAATGGACTAGAGGCCGCAACAGACGCATCCTCGATGACATAGGCCCGCCAAGCCGCGCGCGGCCCTTGATGGGTCACGCCAATCACGACGATCCCACATTCATCCGATCCCGCGTGCCCCGTAACCGGCGGATCGACCGCAACAATCACGCGGTCCACCTCGGGCATTTCTTTCACCCGACACGCCCCCAACATATGAGACGTCCAGAACGCGCCCTGCACGTCCTCCAGCAACTCACCATTCAATTCTTGGCGCCCCAGCCGGGACCCCTCATAGCGGCTCTCGACCTCAGCCAAGAAACTATCCGCCAGATACGCCCGGTTGGCATGGGTCGGAGCATGGGTCTGAACCGTGCTCTCTCGCGCCAACAAATCCTTCAAAACGTCAACGTTGCGCGGTGTCGTAGTCACCACACACTTCGGGTCGTTACCCAAACGCAGACAAAATTGCAGCATGTCCCAAGTGTCCTGCGCCTTCTTCCACTTTGCCAATTCATCGACCCAGGCCGCATCAAACTGTGGCCCCCGCAACGCCTCTGGCTCACTGGCCGAAAAACACTGCGCCTCGGCACCATTCGGCCACACCAGCTTGCGCTTAGAGGCTTGCCACTCTGGTTTGCGGTCCGGCGGACAGCACGCAAGAATGCCGCTGTCCCCGAAAACCATCACATCCCGCGTCTGGTCATAGGTTTCCCCAACCAACGCGACACGTTTGGCCCGGCCGCTTTCCAGCGGCCGGGACCCTTCTACCATTAGCCGAACCCATTCGGATCCGGCGCGCGTTTTGCCCGCGCCACGGCCGCCCATAATCACCCAGCTGCGCCAGTCCCCACTCGGCGGCATCTGGTGCGGCAATGCCCAAAACTCAAAGAGCCAAGGCAAAGCCGCAAGTGCGTGGTCAGTCAGTTGCGCCAGGAACGTCTCCTGTGTTTCCCGCGGCGCGGAGGCAAGCCAGGCGGACCCTGATCTCAGCACGGGCGCTGTCCAAGTCGAACGTCCCGTTGGACATGCCTCCGTTGGATTTGGAGAAGTCATCTTCAATCCTCCTAGTATGATCCACAGCAGTCGAAATCGCTTTGCTCATAGTCGAGAGCATAGCGTTCACGTCCTTCCCATCGTCTTCAAGGGTCGGTGCAGTTTTCAAGGCATTGATCCGCGCCAGGAAAACTTCGCGGGCCACTTCGTATGCAGCAACTGCATCATTGGCCAGTTTTTCGCTTCTTGCTGCGGAATTGGTGTCAAAGGTCATTTTTGTGCTCCTAGATCAAAAATAGACCCGCACGAGCAGACATGAAAAATGCGACCTCGGGAGTATCATTCCCGGGCCGCCTTACCCACTTCTTCCAGCATGTCACAATGTATGTGTTTGAGCGTACGCTCCGGTCAATCCCCTAAATTGGGAAAAAACCGCGAACGCCTAATTTTGACCGTTCGCGCGGTCTCTCTCAATTTGCCGCCAGCGGGCAACATTCTGATTATGCTCAGCTAATGTGACAGAAAAGGCGTGACCACCGGTGCCATCCGCCACGAAAAAGATGTACGGGCTTTCATCGGGGTTCACTGCGGCCTCAATCGCCGCACGACCGGGATTCGCAATTGGCGTGGGCGGCAGTGCCGGGATCACATAGGTATTATAGGGTGTCGCCGCACGCAGTTCGGACCGACGCAAACCCCGCCCAAGGCTCCCCTCGCCCTTAGTAATCCCGTAAATCACCGTCGGGTCCGTCTGAAGCCGCATTCCCTGCCGCAAACGATTGGTAAAGACCGACGCCACCAATCGCCGTTCATCCGGCACGGAGGTTTCCTTTTCGATGATCGAGGCAAGGATCAACGCCTCCTCCGGTGATGACACAGGGATATCGTCCTGACGGTTGTCCCAAGCCGCAGCCAAAATTCGCTCCTGTGAGGCTGCCATTTGCGCCAACACATCCGCGCGCGCCGTGCCGCGAACCACTTCGTAGGTGTCCGGCGCAAGCCGCCCCTCCTCGGGCACAACATACACCTCACCACTCAAGAAATGCGCGGACTTCAAACCCTCAACGATCTCCCAAGAGGTCAGCCCCTCCGCGATTGAGACACGGTAGATCATCGGCACATTCTGCTCGACCAAGGCGGCATAGACCTCCGGCAGCGGTTCACCCGCAGCAAAGGTTGCGACATCAGACAAATCCGCCTGCCCCGGCACACGCTCGCGCACGCGGGTTTCGGCCCCTTGGGCCCGAATGATAAAAGTAGAGGTATACCGGAACGTCGAAGGCCCGCCCGCCGTCACGATATCCATGATCTGTGGCATCGTGGCCCGAGCCGGGATTTCGTAGTTGCCGAACTTCAGATCACCGTCACGCTGATTATACCGTGCAGCCAATCGGAATATGATGCCGCTCTCAATCGCGCCCGCGTCCTCAAGGCTCTCACTGACGGCCGTCAATGACGCCCCGCGCGGAACCTCGAAAAAGATCGCCTCATCCAGCGGCCCCTCAGACACATACGTGTTCTGGCCCCAACCAATCAGCCCCGCCAACGCAACAATCCCGACGATCAACACCGTGATCGCATTGGCGGCAATATGGTTCCACATGGGCAGGCCCCGCTGGCGTTGGCGTTATACTTTGCCCAAAACGAGGCTGGCGTTGGTCCCGCCAAAGCCAAAGGAGTTCGACAAAGCCACGCTAATCTCCCGCGGCTCCGCTTCCATGGGCGCAAGGCTCAGTTTGGGGTTCACGGCTGGGTTTTCAAGGTTCAGCGTCGGTGGCGCCACCTGA